ATGAAATAATGTATTAGAATTCCAAGATTGCGTAATCGTAAGAAATTGTTAATTCGATTGTAGCAGGGTCGGTACCAGTTGCCCAATCCAAATCACCAAAGTTAGCTTGAGAAATGAAAGCTCCTTTTAGAGTCCATTGTTCGATTTTATCACCCACAGGACCTAACATATAACATTGAATATCTTTTTTATACATATCAGCATATCCATTTCTACCAGTTAATGATTCGTGAGATAAACGTATCCACTCCATTACCGCTTGTGCTCCTGAAGGAACAATTGGGTCATAAAGAGTCATTGTAATATCTTGCCACTCACCCTTGCCTTTAAGTTGTCTTTTTACGTTAATGTGATCCAGAGTAACCTTTTCAAATTGAATTGTAGGTCTTTGAGATGCTTTTATTAAATATGAAGGAATACCACCTACTTCGAAGATGAAGCGGTTCTTCATCTTCGGTTCGAAATTGGTATAGAACATATCGTTAAATTCTAATACTTCTGCCATTTTTTATTTTCTCCTATTATACTAATAAATATAATTTTTTTTATTTTTTAAATTATGAACTGAATGATGCACCAGTTGGTAAGATGTTGAAATCCAACACGATGAATTCAGCAGTTCTTGTTGGTTGTAAGAAAATCTGTCCAGCCAAGATGTTTCTATCAATTACATCAGGTGTATTGTTAGTTTCATCCATTACAACTCTGAATGCGAATAAACCTTGTCTTTGTTGGATTCCTTCCAAGTAAGGATTTACTGTATTCAAGAATCTTGAACGAGTTTGTGATGTATTTTGTTCGAATACCAAGTATCTTGAAGTAGATGCAATGTATTTCTTAACTTTAATCAACAATCTTCTTACATTGATTCTATCCAATGCAGATGCTCTATCTTGAAGAGTTTTCTGTCCAAATGCCACGATACCCTCTCCAGGGAATTGAGCGATTGGGTTTACTTTGTTCTCATATAGAGTATCTCTTTCAGCATGAGTTAATCTATTCAATACACTAACTGCTCCAGTGATACCACCTCTATTCAAACCAGCTGGTGCGAACCATTCTGCTGCAATAGCATCATTGGCTGCGTAAATTCCTGGCATTAATACTGATGGTGGAACAATTGTTAATTTATTTGTTCTTGAATCGATTGTTTTAACCCAAGGGTAGTATGCACCTACATAGTTAGAATCTACATTTTGTGCTTCCAATGTTACCAAATCAATTGAATCATCGTAATCACTCAATTCACCAATGTAGAATGCATCTTCTCTAGCTTCTACCATATCAACAATCTTATCGAATACATAAGAGTGTAATCTTCTAACAACACCAGGTGCAGCTACCAAGTTGATATCAAAATCATCAGGGTTAGATACTGCGTTAATAGCTTTTACATAAGCAATTGAACCACTTGTTGTAGGATTAGCTAAGTTAAATCCTTGTGAATTACCAGAACCCCATTCAGTATCATTATTTTTTGCCAAAGCGTGTTTTATAGTTGGAGATACTCCATCAAATCCACCTTGGAATCCTACTGTAAATTGTCTTTTTGCAACATCAGTAGTGTTTGAACCAGTCAATAAATAATTAAATGGTGCATTATCAAATGTGAAACTTGTATTTGAACCAGTACTAGCATTGTTTGGAATTGGTGCCAAGAAGTAGTTATTATCTACTCTTACAACTGCAGTTTCCAAATCTATACCCGAATATCTAAATGTAGATGATGCATTGTTATCTGCAGAACCAGTTGAGAAAACAACTGCAGGTGTGATTGAATCTAATCCTCTTATTGGAGAATAATATGGTTGGTGTCCGAAAGGTCCTGCCGTAACTGGGAAAGAACCTTCTTCGGAAACTTCTACTCTAACCAATCTTGAACGATTCGTATAATCACCATTCATTGTCATTTTACCATTCTCATCAATAGTGATGTTTTGGTCACCAATTACTTTTAAGATGTAATTTGGAGATAATGGATCTAAATTTACATTGTTGTAAGTTTCTAAAATAGATTTTCTTCTATCAGTATCAGAGTAACCTCTAATTACAATAGAGAAAGTTGCATAATCAGTTGCGTTTGATTCACCTGCTGCTTTTATATTAAAAATTGAAATTTTGTATTCAGTATTAGCATAAGTACCATCACCAATAGTATGGAAACGGAATAGTTGATGTGTTTCACCTGAAATTTCTTGTGATATAATCCAAGGAGTGGAAGCATAAGAACAATCTTGGTCTACAAAACTTTGTTCTCCTAAACTTACCAATGAAACTTCTGAACCAGATGATATATTAAATGTTGATATAGCTGCATTTTCAAAAAATTGAGATACATAAACACCCTTGGAACCTCTTGGATTTCCACCAAATACATCTGATAAATCATTTCCAGCAGTGTATAGGATAGATGCAGAGATTTCTGTGTTATATGCAGAATCAGAACCACTTAGTGTAATACTGAATGCAGAAGATGATTCTTGAGCATCAATAGAAGCAGTGATAGCATCACCGTTACCTGATGTTGTCCAGTGATGAGTTGATTTTAGAACACCAACTAATTTTTCTCCGTTTGAACCTGATACTTTAATACCAACAGTTCCTCGTTGAGTATATCCACCGATATGACCAACACGAACAATAGTTACTGTTCCAGCTTCTCTTAAATAATTTTGAACCGCGTAACCAGTATAGTATGAACCATCTGGTGTACCGAAAATTGATTCAAATTCTGATTGGGTGTTTACTACGGTTGGAACGAAAGCAGGTCCTTTAGCAAAAGGTCCAATTATTGCTGCTCCGATTTCACCAATACCTTGAGATAAAAATGATTGGTCATTTTCTCTTGTAAATACACCAGGTGATACAATCTTTTCTGCCATTTTATATTACTCCTTTATAATTTCAATTGTGTAATGATACGAATATAAATATTATTTACTTTTTGTAAAGAATATTTTTTTACTGATTAACCTGATTATTTATGGGAGTAAATATGCCAGTATTTGGGTCATAATTACCATCACCATACTTTTCATTCAAACTTTTAAATAATTCTTGTTCTTTTTCTACTAAATCTTGATGTTGTTTGAATAGTTGAGTTTCAATTTCATCTACTTCATCGTTTCTTCTTTTTCTCTCAACTGAAAGTTGTCCTAATTGAGTAAAAACGAGTTCAACATCGGTTTTTAATTGATTAATTGAATTGATTTCTTCTTGTGTAAACTTGATTTGTTCCATCATTTTGATATATTTAGTTGTTATTTTTTATATATAAATATATGAGGTTTCTCCAAACAACAAAAATAATAATGATTATTTATTAAGATGGAGTATCAATTTGAATAGTAGCAGACCATGCTCCTTTTAATCCTTGATCAATTGCCCTAACTCTGAAAAAACGAGTTCCTCCAAAAAGGCTAAGTACCTCTACAATATTTGTACTCCATTCATCTGCACTATGTGTAATAGTAGTAAATGTGTTAGTTGTAGCTAATTGCCACTCATAAGCAGTAATACCAGTAGTTCCAGTCGATGCAGGAGCAGTCCAAGTTACATTTGGTTGGGTGTATGAAACACTAGTCGGAGCACCAGGTGCAGGTAAATCAGTATGTGTATTACCACCTTTGTTGTGAGTAATATATCCATTTACCATATAGGTATCTTCTGATTCCACATCAATTGAGACAATTTCGGTTGTTTTTTCAACGATTTCTATTAAAGTAATATCAACTTCAGTTCCATCTCCTTTAACCAACTTATCACCTACCACTAAATTAAACATTTCTTTGAATAGATAATCACCACTTACTGAATCTTTTACCAACATTGGGTGTTCTGAAGTAGCAGTTACTTCTCCATTATTAATATCATAATAACGAGATGCAAAAGAATAAGTTAAATTAACAATAGTTACATCTTTTGGGGTAGTAGAAAGCGAATTAGTGGACCAATCCAAGAAAGTTCCATCTGAATCTTCACTTAAACCACCGATTGAGAACCCTTTTAGTAAATCACCTTCATTTAAATCACCTGCTTCTACGATTGTTCCATCTGCAAGGGTTACTGGTGAATCGATAGTTAAACATAAAGCAGTTGAGTTTCCATCATATGAATCCACCGAATAAACGGTCTTTGTTCTTGCAGTGTTATATCTAACTGCGTGTTGATTGAATCCATCTGCGAAAGTTGCAGAAACTGTATGTAATAATACTGGTTGTAAAACAGTTTGGGTAGGTGCATTTGTCATATTACCTACTGCTATAGTAGCAGAAACACCATTATTTGCAGAAACTGATAATTTATCACCACCGGTGATACCCCAAGTAACATTTGAACCTCTACCACTTATTTGAGAAAATCTACTACCCCCTCCAGTAGTTCCTAATGTATATGTCTCGGAGGTGTTTTCTACTGCATAGGTAAATCCCGATACGTCATCTATTGAATCTACAGCGTAGAACGAAAGACCGGTTGTAACTGCAGAACCACGAATATTACCAAGTGAAACATTGGAATTTTGTGTAAATCCAGTTGCTCCTGCTAAATTATTGAGTGATAGAGTATCTCCTGAAGTAAGTGTTGGCATATTTGTTCCTTATGTATTATAAATATCAAGTAAATCATCTACCCACTTTTGTTTGTTTGAAAAATTCATTATCATAAATGATTTGATTTTATTAAACCAAAAACATTTTTCATCGTAAGGGGTTTCCAATAACTTATTATAAATATCAAGAAACTCCTTTTTAGTTGAAACTCGATATGGATACTCCAATTCTTTACACCAATTTGTGTGTATTATTGGTAGTTTTCCTCTATCTACTGCTTCAAATATAGAATATCCAAATGGTTCAGATGAAAACGCAGAATGAGAAATTCCCCAATTCATATTATAGAATTTATCTTTAAAAGTTGAATCGTAATGATATAATTTGGATTTTGATGTATCTATTTTGGCACCATTTTTCCAAATTGAGTTAAATTCAACTGAATTGGTAAAAATATAAGATTTTAACCCATCTAAATAGTGTGGATTCTTTCTACCTTCACATCTAGCAGCAAATCCTAAATTATTTGATTCTGAAAGTGGTAAATCCCATTTAAAATCATAAAAATTACGAATATTCTTGTTTGGAATCAAAATATCGTATAATCCTATCCAAATTGAGTGAGTTGCCCACTCATTTACTTGTGTTTCCCATGCAGAATCCAAATAAGGGTGCCAACCAAGTGAAGCATCGGTTCCAACTTGGGATTTTATGATATGGTCTACTGAATTATGAAGTATATTTGAGTGAATTTTGTGTTTATTCTCCTCGATTACCTTCATTGGGGTGTAATGACCATGTAAAATGTTGATTCTCCTTGCATTTCTACAAATTTCTTCAACTTTTTGGATATTATCACCATGCCAATACGCTTCTATTGGAAATTGATAATTTTCGTGTCCTTTTGGTCTATTTCTATGGAGAATAAGGATGGGTTTTACCTTTAATTTAGGTACAATTAATTCCATCCATAAGTTTACCCAAGTATCAGTTCCTGCATTTACCCAAGGACCTCCACCGGTTGTGTAATATACATCGTATATCATTTAACTTTATTTTTTTACTATAATTCTTCCTGAAAAATTACCTGAAAAAGTTATATCAAGAGCATTTGCTGAAGTTGATTCTATAATTGAAGGTAATTCTTGTCTTTTTGTTGAAGTATTCCAAGCTTGAACTATTGGATATTCTTCGTTTAAGTTATGTGTGATTGTGTATGTAGAATTACCACTAACATTCACTGCATAAGTAGTTAAATTAGTTATTTGAGTAGAACCTGAAACTATTCCACTTGGGATATTGGTAAAATTGGTATAATCTAAATAATAAGAACCAGGTTGACCATTTAATGCAGATGAATCAGTTGCAGAACCTGAAACTATATGTCCACCTTTTGCAACTACAATATATCCACTATGATTTGCAGATAAAACTATTGTTGCAGTATTATTATTTGTAAGTGTGATTGAAGATGGTATAATTTGAGTATCATTATTTTCATATACTGAAATTATTACATTTTTAGTATTGAAATTATGTGTTACTGAAATTGTGGATTGATTATCAAATGAGGATGTTACTGTAGCAACCTGAGATACATCTGCAGCAGGTAAATTTGTAAGTTGTGAACCATCACCTTTGAAAAATGAAGCAGTTATTGCACCAGTTCCTAAATTAACTGATTGGCTTACAAGTGAATTAATAACTTGAGATGACCCAGATACTACTCCAGTTGGAAGTAAAGAAGTTATTTGTGATGAACCCGAAACAATACCCGCAGGTATATTTGAAAGTCCTATATAAGATACTTGGGATGAACCAGAAACTACGGTATTAGCATTCAGTTGACCCTTAATAGTTGTATTAATTGAACCAGTAAATGCTTCTAAATTAGCAGTTTCAACTTCTAATGCAGTTAATCTTGTAATAGCAGAACCACTGGCAGTTTCTAATGAAGTTAATCTATTATTTTGAGTTGTGTTAGTTGTATTGTTTGAACCAGTGTAAGTATTAAGAGATGATAAAATACTTATAACTTGTGATGAACCAGAAACTACTCCAGTTGGAAGTAATGGTGTTACTTGAGCAGAACCTGAGACAATTCCTACTGGGATAGAAGAAATTCCTGAATAAGTAATTTGAGATGAACCTGAAACTATTCCAGTTCCTTGTAATATAGTTGCAGTAGTGATAGACCCACCCAATGCAGTTGATGTACCTGCAATTGTGATTGAACTATTTGTTAGGGATGAGTTACCAATGTTGGATATAGTATTATTTCCACCATTGATGGTTTTGTTGAAAAGACTTTGTGTAGAAGAAACATCTACTAAACTTACTTCAGAACCACTTAAACCAGCTTGCCATTGATCAATTGATTCGTTCCAAATCAATGATGCATTTGTAGAGGTACCTCTTTCAATTTCAATACCACCGTTTTGAGAAGGAGTTCCTGTCTCATCGGAATTTAGAATAAGAATGTTATCTCCAATATTTACGGTATTAGAATTTACGGTTGTTGTTGTACCATTTACCGTTAAGTTACCACTAATAGTAACATCATTTGAGAATGTTTTATTGCCATTTATTACTGAACCTGATAAAACTCCATCTGCATCTAACTTTTCCTTTACATTTGAGTCAAAATTAGTGATTAAATCTGCGTTAACTTGAGATGAACCAGAAACTATTCCTGCAGGGATGGAAGAAAGTGAGGTATAAACTACTTGAGAAGAACCAGAAATTACTGTGTTAGCATTTAATTGGTCCTTAATAGTTGTATTAATTGAACCAGTAAATGCTTCTAAATTAGCAGTTTCAACTTCTAAAGTATTTAATCTACTGATTGCAGAACCACTTGCAGTTTCTAACGAAGTTAATCTACTATTTTGAGTAGTATTAGTTGTATCGTTTGATGCGGTGTATGAGTTCAATGAACCTAATATTCCAACTACTTGTGAACTACCACTAACAATTCCTACTGGAATCGAAGAAAGTGATGTGTAAACAACTTGAGAAGAGCCCGAAATTACACCATCACCGAGGGTGTTTAAATAACGAGTATCAAAAGATGCAGTTAATTGGGATGAACCGGAAATTATACCGGTACCTCTGAGTTCATACGAAGATGTTGCTGTAATTAATGATGAAGTTATACTTTGTAATATACTCCATTTTGTATCATTAGAGGCAGTGTATAACTCTAAATTTAAAGTTTCACCTAATAAACTTGCAGAAATTAATTCTAAATTATTTAATCTACCAATTGCACTACCACTTGCTGTTGAAAGTTGATCTAATCTAGTATTTTGAGTAGTATTGGTTGTATTATTTGAAGCGGTATATGAGTTGAGAGATGTTAAAATACCTACAACTTGAGATGAACCTGAAACTACTCCATCACCTAAAGTATTTAGATAACGAGTATCGTATGAAGCGGTTAATTGAGATGAACCAGAAATTATTCCTACTGGAATTGATGATATGCCTGAATAAGTAATTTGAGATGATCCCGAAACTACACCATCTCCACTGGTATTTAAATACCGAGTATCAAAAGATGCAGTTAATTGGGATGAACCAGATACTACACCATTAGTTGATTGTATATTGCCAAAAAATATAGAAGCAGTTACATTACCAATAATATTTATAGAGCCAGTAGTTTGAGAGTTAGTAGTAACGATTTGTTCAATAGATGATGCACCATTATCTTTTTCAAAGAAAATTCTACCATCGTATGTATTAATTGCTAATTCCCCCAACTCCAAATTGGAAGTAGATGGGACTTTACCTTCAACCGCTGTTCTTTTTAACTTTACTACTTGTGCCATATCTATGGTTTACCGATTCCATTATATAATTAAAAAAATAAGAAATACCTTATATAAGGTAATTTTTTTTCTTATCCTAATTTTGATTTTAATTCATCAATTTGTTTTTGTTGTTCTTTTATCGCCTCGATTAATAAACCAGTAAGTTTGGCATAATCTACACCCTTAAATCCATTCTCTCTATCGTGAACTAATTGTGGAAGAACTTTCTCTACATCTTGAGCAATTACACCAACATTTGGTAACGATTGTTGTAATTCATCTGCATTTTCATTCCATTCCCAAGTTACACCTTTTAATTGTTGTACCTTTTGGATTGGATTTGAAATTACTTCTATATTATCTTTTAATCGTTCATCTGATGAAGCGTATGCAACAACATCACCACCCACATTCAAGGCTCCACTTACACCTACACCACCTGTTACTATAAGAGCACCAGTGGTTATTGTAGTTGATGCAGTGTTGTTTGTAATATTAACGGCAGAGGAGAATGTTTTAGCTCCACTAAATGTTTGAGTATCGGATAAGTGAGCAGTATCAGCATCTAAATATGCAGAAGCGATAACTGAACCTTGCCAAGTACCAGTTCCAATTGTACCTAAAGTTGTAATTGAAGTCTGTCCAACATAAGTTGAAGCAATATCAACTGCATCAGCAGATACAGAAATTCTATTTGCAGTACCAACAACATTGAGGTCTCTTGTTGCAGCAATTGTACCACCACCAGTTAAACCATTTCCAGCAGTAATTGATACGGTAGTATGATCAATGTGTTGGTTTGCAACATAGTTTGTTGTTGTATTGTGATTTACTTGAGATGAACCTGATATAACACCACCTCCCACAGAAATTGTGTGAGCTATACCTTCACCTGAAGTTGCACCACTTGAAACAATACCATTTCCTGCAGTAATTGTTGCTACATAATTACCCGAAGTTCTAGTTCCCAATTCTATATCACCAGTTGTAGAAGCAACATTGATTTGTCCTGAACCTGAAACAGTACCACTTGGTAAAATTGCAGTTACACTACCAGCAGTCACAGTACCAATTGTAGTGATTGAATCATCACCACTATATGTACCACCTGCAACTGTAGCAAGTGTTGCATTATATGCCTGAACATCAGTTCCAATTGCTACTCCCAAATTGGTTCTAGCAGTAGAAGTATTTGTTAAATCGGATAAGTTAGATGATTTTGATAATTTACCATCCACTAAGGTATTCAATGTAGAATCACCTGCTGCCAACGAAGCAGAAATTTCAATTAAAGTATCAAATGCTGCATTAGCTCCACCAATTAAATCGGTTAATTCTTGTTGAACATATGCAGTTGTAGCGATTTGAGTTGAGTTTGTATTCGCAACGGCAGTTGGTGCAGTTGGTGTTCCAGTAAGAGCTGCACTGGTAAACATTGTGGCCTTACTTTCATTTGTTACATTTCCTAAACCAACATGAGTTGCAGTTACACCACTTACTGTTCCAGTAAAGGTAGGTGAACTAAACATCGTTGCCTTACTTTCATTAGTTACATTATCTAATGATAAAAAAGTTTTAACTGAAGAAGCAGAACCACTAACTACTGCTAATGAATTATTGTAAGCAAGTACATTTGCATCAAAATTAGTTATTGTATCAGCATTTACTTGAGATGAACCAGAAATGACTGTGTTAGCATCAAGTTGTCCTTTGATGGTTGTGTTAATTGAACCAGTAAATGCTTCTAAATTAGCAGTTTCTCCTTCAAGGGCAGTTAATCGGGTAATTGCACTACCACTGGCAGTTTCTAATGAAGTTAATCTATTGTTTTGAGTAGTATTAGTTGTATCGTTAGAACCAGTGTAAGTATTAAGAGATGATAAAATACTTATAACTTGTGATGAACCAGATACGATTCCTGCAGGAATAGAAGAAAGTGATGTATAAACAACTTGTGATGATCCCGAAACTACCCCATCACCAAGTGTATTTAAGTATCGTGTATCGAAAGAAGATGTTAATTGAGATGAACCCGAAACTACACCACCACCTGCAGAAATTGTATGAGTTATACCTTCACCTGAAGTTGCCCCTGATGTAAGAATACCATTTCCTGCGGTGATTGTTGCAACATAATTACCTGAAGTTCTTGTTCCTAATGCAATATCACCAGTAGTTGATGCTACGTTGATTTGAGCAGAACTCGATACAACGGTATTAGTGTCTAATTGAGTTTTAACGGCTGTTGCAAATCCAGTAGTTGAACCTGCAGTAATTTGTGATGAACCCGAAACTACACCATTTGTAGAATTTATTATACCACTAAAAGTACCACCAGTAAATGATGCTCCTTGATATGATCCACTAAATGACCCACTATATATACCACCCGGTGGTAATGTGAATGTTGCACCATCTGCAAATGTTAATGAACCTGAAATTACGGGACTATGTATTATCATCTCTATTTATCCTTTATTATACTATATAAATATATCTTTTTAAATTGAACCACCATCTATTTGTGAAATTACGGTTGCATTTGCAGTACCCGTCACATCACCACTTAAAGTAATTTGTGCAGAACCACTAAATACGCCCAAACTATTAACTTGATTAGTAATAGTATTGGATAATCCAGTTACATTAGTAGAAGGAATTGAACCACTCACTATATGTCCACCTTTTGCAACAACTACATACCCACTTCGAGGCGATTCAAAAGTTATTGTAATATTATTAGAATCAGTTATTCGTAAAGTTGATGGAATTATTTGATAATTATCATTATCATAAACTTGTGCAATTGCGTTTTGAGTGTTAAGATTGTGGTCAACTATCCAGGTTGATTGATTTGTGAATGATTTTTGAATTGTTGCAGCTTGGTCAACTGTTATATTAGTTAGTTGTGAACCATCTCCAACAAAATAAGAAGCAGTAATAGAACCTGAAATATTTATATTTCCCACTACTGCAGTGTGAGTATTTGTAGTAACAAATTCTACTACTTCATCTACACTACCACTTTTACGAATAAAAGCTTTACCATCATACACATTTATTGCAATTTCACCAGTTTGTAATGAA